TACATGGGTATAGATGAATGGGATGGTACAGCTGAGTCTATAGTAAATCTTTTATATGATGAAGGTTTTTTAGAAAAGAAAAATGTTAATGAAATTAGAGTCAATAGACCAACTGAAAATTATGAAAAAATAGCTAGTAGATTTAAAATACCTAGTGGTTGGACTGAAGAAGACATGTGGGAAGAGGAAGATGATGAAAATGAAAGAATAATAGAATTTAGTGCTCCAATGGAAGGGTGGGATGATAATCATAAAGATCATGTGTGGATAGAAAAAACTCCTGAAGGAAAATTTATAATTAATGGTTATATACCATATGCTGATTTTGATACTATTGAGTGTAATACTTTTAAAGAAGCTATGGTAGAAATGATTGAAATAATGAAAAGTTTTAAAGAAGGCTGGGACCATTGGGAAGAGGAAGATGAAGATGAAAATAATGAAGATTAAAAATAGTTTGGCTATCTAAATAAAGGTTATTATATTATTGTAATATTTAAAATTTTATTAATTTATGGATTTATCAGAAATCAAAGGACGCTTAAATGCGCTCCAACAGTCAAAGTCATCTAAAGGTGGTGGTGAAAAGAAAAATGTGTTTTTCAAACCAGCAATTGGAAAACAAGTAGTTCGTGTTGTACCAAACAAGTACAATAAAAAGAACCCGTTCACAGAAGTACTAATACATTACGGTATTGGTAACAAAACAATGATCTCTCCTCAAAACTGGGGTGAAAAAGATCCAATCGCTGAGTTTGTTAAAGAACTTCGCAAAACAAGCGATAAGGAAAATTGGCGTTTAGCTAAAAAACTAGAACCAAAAATGCGAGTATTTGTTCCTGTAATAGTACGTGGACAAGAAAGCGAAGGTGTTAAGTTGTGGAACTTCGGTAAGGAAACTTATATGGATTTCTTGAACCTAGCTGACAATGAGGATATTGGTGATTTCACTGATATAGCTGAAGGTAGAGACATTACGTTGACTACAGTTGGACCAGAAGTAACAGGTACAGCTTATAATAAGACAACTATTATGCCTCGTACTAAACAAACAGTATTAGTTGATGATAAAGTACTTATTAAAAAATTACTCGAAGATCAACCTAACCCAATAGACACATTTAAGAAATATCCTTACGACGAAATGAAACAAGCACTTCAGGATTGGCTAAACCCAGAAGACGAAACTGAAGAAGCAGAAACTGAAGAAGAAAGTACTCCAAGTGACCTACCATGGGAAACTAAAACACCCGCTAAGAAAAATTATGAGTTGAAAACACCAACTAAAAAATCAAGTAAAGCTGATAAATTCGATAAGCTTTTTGAAGAAGAAGAAGTCGATAGTGTAGACGATGATGAAAATGATGATTAATCATCTTAAATAAGCCCCCGAAAGGGGGTTTATTTTTCTAACATTAAAAATTAAATTATATTATGGCAAAGAAAAAAGATACAGCATCGCTGAGTGAAATTGTATCCTCTGAACTTAAATCAAGCTTTGATCTTGATAAGTACAAAGAGAAAAAACTCATGAATAATAATGTGAAGTTTAAGGAACAAACATGGATACCATTTTCTCCTGCCCTTCAAGACACCCTATCACTCCCAGGCATTCCTGTAGGACATATCACTATTGTTAGAGGTAGATCAAATACAGGTAAAACAACTACTTCTATTGAAGCAGCAACTGAAGCTCAAAAAATGGGTATATTGCCTGTAATTATTATTACAGAAATGAAACACGATTGGAATCACTGGAGAACAATGGGGTTCCAAATGGAAGATGTAGCTGATGAAGAAACAGGAGAAGTAATAGATTATAAGGGTTTCTTTTTATACCGAGACAGAAGCACATTGAACTCAATTGAGGACATAGCTACTTTTATGTTAGATATAGTTGATGACCAAAATAAAGGCAAACTACCGTACAACTTACTATTTATATGGGATTCGGTTGGCTCAATACCATGTAATATGAGTATTGAACAAGGTAAAAACAATCCGATGTGGAATGCTGGAGCAATGGCTACTCAGTTTGGAAACTTTATCAATCAAAAGATAATGGTATCTAGAAAAGAATCAAGCCAGTTTACTAACACATTCTTAGTTATTAACAAAGTTGGTGTACAACCAGCTGAAGTACCTATGGGTCGACCAAAGATGACTAATAAAGGCGGTGATACAATGTATTGGGATGCATCTATTGTACTTACTTTTGGAAACATCACTAACGCTGGTACATCTAAAATAGAAGCCACTAAGGACAAGAAGAAAGTAGAGTTCGCGTTACGTACTAAAATAGCTTGTGATAAAAACCATGTTAATGGTATTACTACAAAAGGAACTATAGTTAGTACAGTTCATGGATTTATTAAAGATGATCCAAACGCTATCAACAAGTATAAAAAAGAACATGCTCATGAATGGGTAAGTATTCTTGGAGAAGGAAAGTATGATATAAACATAGATGAATCAGAGTGGAATGAAAAATCAGATATTTCTGAAATAGTTGATGAAGAATAATATGAGCAATAAAAAAGATTTACTAAAATTACTTAATAAAATATCAGAAAATACAAATCAAGCTGAAGATAAACAGTATGATAGGGTTATTTTGATAGATGGATTGAATATGTTTCTTAGAAACTTTGCTGTAATTAATTACATGAATGAAGCTGGAAACCATATTGGTGGGCTAGGAGGTTTTTTAAGATCATTAGGATTCTTAATTAATCAAATTCAACCTACTTCTGTTTATATAGTATTTGACGGAGCCGGTTCTTCCATAAACAGGAAGAATTTGCTCCCAGAATACAAATCCGGAAGAAATCTAGTTAGAGTTAACAGTAAAGTATTTGATGATATAGAAGAAGAACAAGATGCTAAAATAGATCAAGTTCGAAGACTAACCCATTATCTTCGATGTCTTCCTGTTAATACCATTTCTATCGATAAGGTAGAGGCTGACGATATTATCGCTTATTATAGCGATTATTTACCGGAGACTTATGATTCTAAAGTATACATTGTATCAAACGATAAAGACTATTTACAACTCATAAATGAAAATGTTATTGTATATCGTCCTGCTGATAAGGAATTTTTCACTAGAGAAACTATTAAAAGTAAGTTTGGAGTTCTAGCAGAGAATTTTATTATTTATAAGACACTTTTAGGAGATAATTCAGATAAAATACCCGGTGTGAAAGGTTTAGGTGAAAAGGGCGTGTTTAAACGTTTTCCTGAATTAAAAGACCGAGTAATAGATTTAGAAGATTTGTTTGATTTATGCGCGTTTAAACATAAAGAACATAATATATATTCTCAAATAATATTTTCTAGAAATAACTTAGAGAGAAATTATAAACTTATGGATCTTAAAAATCCATTATTGGATGATGAAGAGAAAGCATATTTAAGAGAAATAACAAAACAACCAATTCCTGAACTAAACAGTGAAGGATTTTTGAGGCTGTATAATGAAGATGGATTAAGTAAGACGATTAAGAATACAGACTATTGGTTAAGAGAAACATTTAAAGTACTAAACAGTTTTAAAAAATAAAGGTATGACAACAACAACATTATCAAATCTATCCCAATATGGGACTGGGTTTCAAGTAAAAGTATTGTCTTCATTATTAACACACAAAGAATTTCTATTGAATATTCATGATGTGCTAAGTGAAGATTATTTTGATTCCCAATCACATAAATGGATAATCAGAGAGATACTAAAGTACTACGCTAAGTATCATACTAATCCATCTATGGAAGTATTGAAAGTAGAATTGAAAAAAATAGATAATGACGTATTGCAAGTTTCTATAAAGGAACAACTTAAAGAAGCATATAAATCATCAGATGAAGATTTAAAATATGTTGAAGAAGAATTTAGTAATTTTTGTAAAAACCAGCAATTAAAAAAGGCGCTATTAAACAGTGTAGACTTATTAAACGCAGGTGATTATGATTATATTAGGAACTTAGTTGATAACGCTCTTAAAGCCGGTCAAGATAAGAATATAGGTCATGAATATAATAAAGACACTGAATCACGATACAGAGAAGAACATAGAACAACAATACCTACACCTTGGGATGAATTTAATGAATTATTACAGGGTGGATTAGGCAATGGTGACTTTGGATTAGTATTCGGTAATCCAGGCGGGGGTAAATCTTGGGCATTAATAGCATTAGGAGGCGCAGCTGTAGAAGCAGGATATAACGTCTTACATTATACTCTAGAATTAGGTTCAGATTATGTTGGTAGAAGATATGATGCTTTCTTTACAGGTATAGATGTTGGTAAAATTAGTACTTTTAAAGACGATGTAGAAAAAGAAGTAAATATGTTACCCGGTAATTTAATTATAAAAGAATATTCACCAGGTAAAGCTACTATATCTACACTTGAATCTCACATTAAAAAATGTATTGATTTAGATTTCAAACCAGAT